AGACTTTGACTACGCCGTAGCTGTCAATCAATCGGTTTCTCAACTCGATCCGATCGGCAACTTTAATTGGGGCTCTCAAACGGTGATGCTGATACCGAAAATAGCAAGCAGCATAAGAATAGAAAAAAGGAAGTATTATTTCCTTGGGAGCAGAATTGATTAATGAAAATTTACTCTAATACAACGGTGTATCAGGAGTCGCTGAGTCGGGTGGAGCGAATATACTCTGAATTTGATAACGTGCTAGTGAGCAGCTCAGGCGGTAAGGACTCGACGGTTATTCTTAACTTGGCTCTGGAAGTCGCCACCAAGCTCGACAGATTACCCGTAACGGTTGTTTACGTGGATCAGGAGGCTGAATGGGATGAAGTGTCTGAATACTTCGAGGAGCTTCAGAAAGACGACCGCATCAACCTCATGTGGTTTCAAATGCCTCTGAGGATGTCTAACAACACATCCAATCAGGACGAGTTCCTTTACTGTTGGCGTGAAGAGGGTAATTGGCTGCGCGAAAAGAACCCGCACTCAATTCACGAGAACGTGTATGAGAACGATCGGTTCTATACGCTGTTCGAGAAAATCACCAGACACCACTGGCCTGACTCGACGGTTGCTTGGCTTACAGGAATGAGGGCTCAGGAGTCACCAAAGCGCGCTGAAGGAGCCACAACGGTTGCGACCTACAAAGACATTACTTGGGGAAAGATCGTGGATAAGAGGAGGGGATATTATAATTTCCATCCGATCTATGACTGGGAGATTTCTGACGTATGGCTCTACATCCATTCTAATAAGCTGCTTCACTGTGAGATATACAACAAGCTTTACGCGCTTGGAGTGAAGGTCGTCGATATGAGGGTATCGAATTTACATCACGAGACTGCGATTCAAAACTTGTGGCTAGTTCAGGAGATTGCTCCTGAGCTTTGGGCTAAGTTGGTGGATAGGATCGATGGTGTAAACTCATGCGATAAGCTGAAGCAGGACGGATATTCCGCACCAAAAAAACTCCCGTACATGTTTCGGTCTTGGACTGAGTACCGCGATTACTTGCTAGACAAGCTGATCACCAATCCTGAGTCTATGGAAAAGTTCCTGAAGCGGTTCGGGTATCAAGAAACGAGATTCGAGGGGATGTTCCACAAAGAGGTTTTGTATAAAGCCCAAGTGAAGGAGATTATCAGGAACGACACCGACGGAGTAATGACTAAGAACTTTGAGTTAAGGCCTGACGTTAGGCAGTGGTTTAAGTTTAAAAAATACCCAGAACAATTCGTGGCCCCAGCAGGCTACAAAAACAGATTCACAGGACACGGCTATGAAAATTAAAGACCTTGCTGCAAGTAGAGCGAAGCTACTCAAAGACTCACCGTTTAGCGGAGAGCCAGTAGACAACGTTATGTGGATACCTATTGAAAAGGTCTGCCCTAACGACTACAACCCAAACTCAGTCGCGCCAGTCGAGATGCAACTGCTCTATACGTCGATACTCCACGACCACTACACTCAGCCAATTGTCACCGTACACGACAAAGAGCGAGATATGTATGTGATAGTGGATGGATTCCACAGGTACTACACTGCAAAGTCGAATAAAAACATTCTCGATCGTATGGAGGGGCATCTGCCAGTAGTCGTAATAGACAAAGACATTAATGATCGGATGGCCTCCACCGTTAGGCATAACAGAGCAAGGGGAAAGCATTCCGTCGGAGGCATGGGGAGTATGGTGTTTCAAATGCTGGAGAATGGGTGGACTGATCCCGATATATGCAATGAGCTAGGAATGGAGGCTGAAGAGCTTGTGAGGCTTAAGCACATAACGGGATTTAGTAAGTTGTTCGAGAATGCTGAATACAGCAAATCTTGGCAATCCAAGAATCAAATTAAAATCAGAATAGCTTTTGAGAAGGAGCAATCTGAGTCGTGATACTATGGCTGAATACTTTTACAAAAAACACACCAAATAGAGCGAGGCTCGCATGGCAAAGAAGCAACCGAACCACAAGAGGGGCGTAGGTCAACCTGAGTTTGTACCAGACTACGGACTACTAAAGAATATAGCGGGATTATTTCCTAGTGATGAGGAGATAGCCGTAGTGCTTGGCTGCTCTCGTCAGACAATCGCTAAACTAAAAAAAAGCGATGAAAGGTATATCAGCGTTATCAATACTGCCCACCAAGGAACCAAGATGAAGCTCAGACAGCTTCAAATGCAACATGCGCTCGATGGTAACGTGACTATGCTGATGTTCCTAGGGAAGCAGAAGCTAGGCCAAGCCGATACGCAGAAGCACATAGGCGACCCAGATCGACCACTCCAAACAGCGACAACAATTGACCTGACCCCCGCGCAACTGAAAGAAGCGATTAAGGCTCTCAAGTCGGAGACATCCATATGAACGACCTATCGGAGACCCGCAGATCATTCATCGCTCAGGAGTTGGAATTGATACTTGCGCTATGGGATGTGGTTGGGGATAAAGTGGGTGCGCCTGACAATAGCCTTACTGGTGATCAGGTAGCGTTAGTCTTAATCAGAATTGCCTCCGACTGCGCTGGCTGTGACATGACGGACTTTAAAGTATAGTGCTAGACTTCCTACCAAAGGACGGCGAACCATTCGATGAGTGGACTCCTGAAGCGCAAGCGATAAAGGCCGCCATGATCAAGATGGACACAATAGACTTGTGCGCTATGTTCTTTCCTGAGATGGAGGGCTCAGTCTTCAAGGTGTCGCACCATCACAGAGTATTGGCTGACACGCTAGACAAGGTTTACTCTGGCGAGATTAAGAGGCTGATTATAAACATTCCCCCTGGTTACACCAAGACGCTGATGACGATGATCGGCTTCATGGCAAGGGGCTTCGCAATCAATCCTAGATGCAGGTTTCTCCATCTATCGACCTCAGACGGATTGGTCAGGGAAAATTCTTCATACGTTCAGAATATCATCGCTCACCCGTGGTTTCAGACAATGTTCCCTATGGCGGTCAAAAAGGACTCCAAGGCGAAAAATCACTGGAAGACTGACGCAGGAGGCGAGCTTTTAGCGACCTCCACAAGAGGCGGGGTGATTGGATTTCGAGCAGGAAGGCCAAATCATTCAGCAGACAACTTCACGGGGGCTATTTTGGTGGATGATCCAATCAAGCCAGTAGACGCCATGAGCGAAACTCAGCGAAGTCAGATCAACGCCCTAATGAATAACACCATTAGGACTCGACTGATGATTGAGGATGTGCCGATCGTGATGATTATGCAGCGCGTTCACGAGAACGACCCCACCGACTACTGCCTAAGCGGTGGAACGGGGGAGCAATGGCATTGGCTGTGTATGCCAGCACTAAATGAAACGGGGAGACCGCCACCCGTACCAGACCGATACGAGAAGTGGGCAATCCCTGTGGACTACACCGTTCCTACAGGGGCGTTGTGGCCATTCAAGCATACGGTAGAGCAGCTCAAAAAAATTGAATCATCGAGGACTGATGAAGACGAGAGTTCTGGCTTTTATGTGTGGAATGCCCAATACCAACAAACACCCGCCTCGATTAAAACGGGGATATTTAAGAAGTCATGGTTCGTGACTTATGACGCCCTACCGTTAGGCTTAACAAAGCATGTCATCGTTATTGATACGGCGTCCAAGGACGGCGAAGCGAACGATTGGACTGTGATGATGTGCGCTGCGGTCGGTTATGACGAGCAAGGCCGAAAGATTGTTTACATAATCGACGTGCTGAGAGCTAAGCTGCAACTCCCGCAATTAATAAGCTCTACCAAGTCATTCTGGCAAAAAATGAAGACTGTATGGGTAGAGGATCAGAACGGCGCCGACATCGAGCTTTCGGGTGCGTCGAGCATTGTGATTGAGGATAAAGGCCACGGAACTGGCTTAATTCAGCAAGGCAGGCAAGATGGCCTTCCGTGCGTCGGTGTGGCGCGTTCAATCAGCAAGATAGAGCGAGCTATACCTTGCATTCCTGTAATACAGCAGGGGCGCGTTATGCTGCCCTCATGCTCCAATAGGAACACTGACGCCTTGTGGGTGAAGGGGTTTTTGCAGGAAATTGCCGAGTTTAATGAAATGATGACGCATAGACACGACGATCAAGCGGATGTATTATTCGATGTTATAGATCAACTACTGCTCTCTAAGGGGGAGATATCCACCTCAACAATTTCGGGCATGTATTAAAATGAAAATCGATATAACAAAGGCACGACAGGACTACACGGACAGCCTAGCAGACTGGGAACTAGTCAGAGATA